GGTGTAGGTAATGCCACAGTTCGTACCATGTATGCTTCGGCAGGACAAGTGCAAGATAATACATTTTCTTATCTTACTAGCGTATCTGGCACAGACACAATTACTGCTTTAGCTTCTGTATCTATGACTGCTTATGCAGCAGGTCAAGTATTTAGATTTATTGCAGCAGGTGCTAATACCACTACAAGCGTTACACTTAATATTAATAGTATTGGTGCTAAAGCCATTACTAAAAATGGTACTACTGCGTTAGCTATTGGTGATATACCAGCAGGATCTGTTGTTGTAGTTACTTATGATGGCACACAATTTCAAATATCTAACATAGCTTCAATATCTGTTTCATCTTTTACCGCAGGCACAACAGGTTTTACTCCTTCTACAGCAACAACTGGCGCAGTTACATTAGCTGGCACATTAAATGTAGCTAATGGTGGAACTGGTGCAAGTACTTTAACTTCTGGTTCAGTTGTTGTTGGAAATGGAACAAGTGCAGTATCTTTAGTAGCTCCAAGCACATCAGGTAATGTATTAACATCTAATGGTACTACTTGGACAAGTGCTGCTAATTCTAGTGTAGGTATTGGTCAAACTTGGCAATTACCTACAAGAGCATCAGGAACATCATACACAAATAGCACAGGCAAACCAATACAAGTATTACTAACTATTGGTCAATCACTTTCAGGTTCAGGTACAACTACTGTTGTTGTAGGTGGTGTCACTATAGTAAATAGTTCTTATGGTTCAAATGCTACAGGTAGTAACCAACCAATTTCATTTGCTTTTATTGTGCCTAATAGCACAGCATATACAGTTACTGTTACAAGTGGTTGTATTCTTAGTGTTTGGGCTGAATTGAGATAATTTATGGACAATATAAACCCAGTATCCTATGGCAAACTTATAGGCAAGGTAGAATCTTTAGAACATAAAGTAGAAAGCCTTGAAAAAGATATAAAAGAGTTATTAGAGCTTGCTAACAAATCTAAAGGTGGCCTATGGACTGGTATGATGATCGCATCATCTATCGGTGGTTTTATAGGTTACTTTATGCACCTGTTTTCTGGCAAGTAAATGTGGATTACAGAGGATTCTATCGCAGCTTTGTATACCGCATTTATACAAATAGAACCCTTCGCATCTATGCCATTTCCACCTGCCAAGCGTGTAGAATTTGTGGTATGTAACAATCCTGATCTATACGGACAATACGAACCAGAACCACACACAATAACAATCTCACTAGGTAAATGTAGTCATTTAGATACTGTTATAAAGACGCTTTTACATGAGATGATTCACCAAATCATTTACATCAAATATCCCAAATCAGAAATATACTTATCCCATAAAGGCGAATTTAAACGCATGCAACATAAGGTTGCTAAACAATTTGGATTTGATCCGTTAGAATTATGAAAATACTAGAAAAACTTAAAGAATTATTTGCTAAAGGCCCTACAAAGCCTAAACCTAAAACTGACACACCTGAATTACATCATCACAATCATGGGAGTTCAACAACATAATGGGTAGCTTAATCTCACTTATATTACCAGCATTAGTTCCTGCATTTACAGATGGCGTTAGAGGTATATTTGCCAAACTAACAGGCGGAGCTGGTGGCCAACCACAAAACATGCAAGAACGCATATCTCTTATACAAGCTGAAACAGAACGCTTAAAAGCATTAGCTCAATTAGACACACCTAATGGCGAACCTTCTAAATGGATTATTGATCTTAGAGCTTGCTATAGATACGTTATCGTATCATTTATACTAATTGCCACTATTTTTGTTATCTACTCACCTAGCGTTTCTGTAGCAGTCGTAAGCGTATTCCTAGACATGACCGGTGCGTGTATGAGCTTCATTATTGGCGAAAGAATGTACTTAGCTATAAAAAGATGAAATTACGATTAGAGAGGTTTGAATATGGAAGCACTTATACTATCGGCAAATTCTACATTGATGGTGTTTATCATAGTTTTTCTTTAGAGGATGTCGTAAGAAAAGGGGAAAAAGTAAATGGACAAACAGCTATTCCAACTGGCACTTACCCTGTCATTATTGATCTTTCTGCTCGTTTTGGTAAGCAACTTCCCCATGTATTAAGTGTGCCTGGCTTTGAAGGCATTAGGATTCATCCTGGAAATACATCTAAAGACACAGAGGGATGTATCTTACTTGGTACAGCATGGACAGGTGGAGATTTTATAACCAATTCTAAAGTAGCCTTTAATACTTTTTTTGACAAATTAAAGGAAGCTCAAACTGCCACATTACTTGTATGTTAGATTATTTACTTTGTAGTTTGCTTTGTGCAATAGATCATTTAAAATATGTTATTGCAATCTTAATTATTCTTATAGTGTATAATAATGTAACTCAACACTAGGAGAGTAACTTGAAGATTTTGCTCATAGATATAGAAGTAGCACCAAACACAGCTCACGTCTGGGGTATCTTTGACCAGAACATCTCAATCAATCAATTACTAGAATCATCCTACACTTTATGCTATGCCGCTAAATGGTATGGCAATCCCAAAATTATGTTTGACTCAGTTCAAAAGTCAGGCAAAGATAAAATGCTTGCTAATGTCCATGCTTTATTAGATCAAGCTGATGCAGTAGTACATTACAATGGCAGTCGTTTTGATATTCCCATTTTAAATAAAGAATTTCTTTTGAGTGGTATGCCACCACCAAGTCCAGCTAAACATATAGACTTATTACAAGTAGCTCGTAGACAGTTTAGATTTGTTTCTAACAAACTAGACTATGTATCACAGGCTTTAGGTTTAGGTGCTAAAACAGCACATGAGGGCCATACGCTATGGTTAAAATGTATGAATGATGATCGTAAGGCTTGGAAGATCATGGAAGAATACAATAAAAATGACGTTATATTACTTGAAAAGGTATATAACAAGTTTAAAGGTTGGATCAAATCACATCCTAATCATAACGCATATTCTCCTGATGTATGTTGCCCAAATTGCGCATCACGCAAATTACAAGCTAGAGGAACGCAAAGATCAAGAGTTGCTGTATATCAGCGTTTTCAATGTCAAGAATGTGGTAGCTGGTCAAGGTCAATTAAAGCTGAGAAAAAAAGTAAAGAATCGTTAGTAACTATTTAAGGACTAATATGGCAATCACAGCACAACAAATATGCGATCACCTTGTAGGTAAAACTGTTGTGTCAGCCGAATTAGACTATGGCGATAATATTATTATCTTAGAACTTTCAGATTCATCATACATAGAAATAAGCGGTGAAGAACTATCTATATACGCTGAACTTAATCAAGATGATGATACTATTCACTAAATAAAAAAAAGGGCTTAAACAGCCCTTTATGTACGTTTTGAGTACCGTTAAGCCTACGTTAGAGGATGTAATAAGTTTAGTGTTTTTAGGCTTTCTACTAAACGTGTAGTAATTACCAAATCTAGGTACTTAATCATCTGCCATTTCAATACGCTGCAATTGAGCATCAATTTCTGGTGGATTAACAGCCACTTCATCCCTTGTAGCTTCTAATAGCTTATTCTTATACCAATCAGACTTTTCTAAATCTTGCTCTGGATGATCTTTAAACGGATAACGTAAGTCATATTTAAGCTTACATCCCTTTAAATACCCAATATATTCTTCTTTAGTTAAACGACTTTTAATAACATCAATTGCTTCAATCCCACCCACCAAGTAATGTGGCGGTCTATTTACCATATCAACCATGATGACTCCTTATCAATAAAAGATTAATTAATTCATACAACCCAACAAGCAAACCGATTATACCACCAAATATTAATATCCATACAATCCATTCAAGTATTTTTTCAAAAGTACTCATAGACCATTCTCCGCTTCAGTTAAACGTTTACTATCATACTTACTTAATCCTTTGTATTCTTCTACTGGACTGCCTGCTACCAAAGGTGTTATTTTAATATGGTGAGTCGTATTCTTGAGATCATTAAGATAAGATAACTGATTAGGATGAAATGACCATAAATAAGACTTTAACAAGTCACCTGATTTAACATCATATTCTTCGTATAGGTAAGCCAAAATAGTTTTCATTTTATATTCTTTTCCGCCCACATCATATCAGACTCTAATTGATTGTCATTATACTCTGGTTTAGTAGCATTATATATACCTACTAATTTTTGGCTCATAAGCTCTCTAGGAACTTCTGGAATATCTCTGTATCTTGCAGGCCTAACAATAAACCTAGCATTATGTTTATAAACAGCTACTGGTTCTGCATGTCTATGTATAAATCTTGATACTCTTTCAAAGCTCATCATATACTCCTTAATAAAATATCATCTTACCTATTTTTGTTTTCTTGCGTTTGCCAAACCATTGAGCTTTTGGCGCAATAGAATCATCATGGAAATATAAAGCATTTGCAACTGGGTTAGCATGTTTATGATAAACAATCGTATCAATAACCAAAAGTTTAGTCTCCAAATACGCCCTTTCATCAACTGGATCGTGGGACTCATCTTGCACAGCAAACTGATTATTAGCATAAACGACAGAACATACAGAATAACCCCAGCGACCAGTATGCAACCTATTGCGAATAACATTGATAACCCCTACCTTTTCTTCTAATGAACGAGTATTTACTTCGTGATAAACAGCAGTAGCATAGCAAGCTATATCTAATTCTAAATTTGTCATATCCATATATTACACAGCCTTCTTTAATGGTTTTACTGTTACCCCAAAATGAGTAGCAGCGTATAATGCACATATAAATCTAAAGAAAGGAGAATAGACCATGTGGACTAAACCTACTGCTACAGAAATGCGTTTTGGCTTTGAAGTAACCATGTATGTAATGAATAAATAGTTATAAATGATAAGGGAGACACCATTAAAATGGAACGTCTCCCAAGTCATCTTCAACATCTGCACCCTTAGCAGATTCTTCTTGTATTCTTGGCTGCGCTTGTTTGCCAATAGAAAACTTTTTAAACTCACGACCTTGAGCTGTAAGCCTATTACTAATGTTTACATAGTAAGGCGTATTAGGTAAAATATCTTCTGGTGTAATTAACACACCACTATAATCAGCATGCCAATCTTCTACTTTTTTATCATTAGGAAAAAGATTACAAGTGCCTGGTTTAGGTATAAATGATTCTGCCATATATTACTCCTTAGTATAAATTGGTTTACGTTTCCATCTTGTTGGTTCTACATCTGTTTCTACAAACTCCATAAATTCTAACAACAAAGGCGTATACCAGTCAAGCCATTTCTCATCTTTCTTTACAAGCTCAACTGTAATGCTATTAGGTGTCCATACACTAAACCATCCTTGATCTCTACCGGTGCAATGTATTTGCATTTGTACTTGATAATAATAACGATCAGGCATAGTAGGATAAAACTCCATGCTAAAAGGGCATTTAAGCTCTACAGGATCATCATTAAAGTAAGCATCAGCACTAGCACCCATAGGCAAACTATCATGCACTATAAGTTTATTGCCAGGCATACAAAAGTCACCCATTTCTTTTTCAAAAGCTGACAAAGCATCACGTTCATGTAAATTACCCCACGCAGTAGCTTCGTTACCTTCAAATGGTGGTTCACGCATAGTCATCTGACGCCAGAGCTTTTGTCTTTCATTAACAGAAGCCCAAGCATTAGATGCTGTTACTATGTTATGCCTACGATTGTCTAGTAGGTGACTCATGCAGACTTTTTAAGATCATTAGCATATTCACGCAATTCTTCTTGAACTGCTGGTGTTAAAGCAAAAAATGCTTCTTTAAGTTTGCCTTCTTTACTAGCATCTAAAAGTTTGTTTTTAGCAACTGTTAAAGCAGCTTCAGTAACCACTTCTTTAACTGGATTACTTTGTTGGTGAATAGCATTAACCACTTCATTAGCTGAAGCAAACTCAGTACCACCAATACCAAGACAAGCCAAAGCCCTACCGATAGCAGAAGTTTCACAATTTTCCACATAAGATGTGCCATTGATTTGACTTGCTTTACGAAACTCTTGTGCATGGCCAGTAGCAAATACATGATTCTCTCCATTAGCTTGGTGTTGGCCAACATAGGCTTTAATAATACATTGGTCATCATCAATCTTTACAATTTCAGTAGTAAGAAAGTATGTAGGGAATTTATCTCTAAACTCCGCAACTCTAAGAGCTACTGTTTTATATTCTTTACCTTTGATATTTACGATTCCGTTACTCATTCACATTCTCCTTTACATTTACCGCAACAGATTCTAACATCTCCAGTTCTTGCATCACTTGTTGGTAAAACATCATCTGATCCATATTTAGCATCCATCCTATCGTTATGATCTTTTAAATCTTGGTTGATTAATTGTAACTGTTTTAGTATTTCTGATATAGGCTTTAACATATAATTCTCCATGCAAAGTATGCTACAAACACAATCATAAAGCAAACAATATATTTAGTCATCATGTTTCTCCTGCTGATCTAATAAATGTTCAGCTAACTGTTCTTGTTGTTCAAGACGTTCCATATCGTCTAAATAAGCATCAGGATCTAAATGTCTTTCCATTATATTGCTCCTGACAATTTACCAATTACATATAGGCATAATGCCACATAACACCAAAACGCTATTGCTGTTACTATCATTGTTTTTATACTCATGTAATTCTCCTAAGGGTTAAATGTTGCAATACCCATATTAATGGCATTTTGAACCATGTCAAGCATTATTTAATAAATAATAGAAATAAAATAGTTTGCATATAGAATTTAACTATGCTAATGTTTTTCACATGGATTATCTGCGCTTTATTATATTAGATGAATTTGATGGCAAACCGCTTAGAGCCTTTAGTAATAGGGCATCTGCAAAATGGTTTCTTGAGAATAGGCCTAATTGTAAGCTGCAGGTTATTCCTAAAGCAAAGTCTGTGCCAATCACAGAATTATATGAAGAATGTTTATTTTAAGGAGTTTACATGAAATACAAAGTTAAGAACTGGGATAAATTCCAACATTACAAACCAAAGACTCATGCAGATGAAACTAAAAAAATGCCCTGGTTCAAACTATACGGAATTGACTTATTAGAAGATTTTGAATTTAATGCAATGACTCACGATCAACAAGCTATTTTAATCAAATTATGGTGTTTAGCTAGTCAATATGATGGTTATTTACCTGAAGATCAGGCCATTGCTTATCGGTTAAGATACCCTATAGAATTTATAAATTCTGTAATAAAATCATTAAGTAAGTGGATAATAGAGTGTGACTATACAAAGTCTATACTAGATAGAGATAGAGATATAGATAGAGATAAAGATATATATGTGTTGTCCAGAAGTAGTTTTATAGAATTTTGGGACATATATCCAACTCGTAAAATATCTAAAACTAAATGTGAAGAAAAATGGCGTAGTAGAAAATTATATGAGATCAAAGATGAAATACTTGACCATATTAAAAAAATGAAAGATACTAAGTCATGGAAAGAAGGTTATGTGCCAGCCACTACAACTTATATTAATCAGTCTAGGTGGAATGATCCTGTGGAAGAAACTGTTAAAACTAAAAACGCATGGGATAACGCTAAATGAATCTTGACCAAGTTATGAATAAGCTAACTGTAAGCAAGCAAATTATTACTGATTATTACAACTCAGGATATGCTACAAGTGAGTTTAAAGTAAAAGACAGCTCTATCTTTGCTGATGACGTTGTTAAATACTTTGCTCAAGAGATTAATTCAGGATTTTCTTTAGGGTGGGTAAAGACCGAAGGTGATTTTAGAGTCAGGCCATCTGAGGTAAGTGTTGTAACCGGAATATCATCTCATGGCAAATCGCTATGGCTATCACAAGTAATATTATCTCTTATGGGACAAGGTGCTAAATGCCTAGTAGCGTCTTTAGAGATGCGACCTGTTTTAACTTTATCTCGTATGATTCAACAAACTTTAAAGACTACAGATCCAACAGAGGATTATATCAGAAAATTTTGTAGTCGTGCAGCTGACAAACTGTGGATTTACGATCAGACAGGTAGCACAACTAGCACCGATATGATAGCAACTATGCACTACGGTAAGCATATACTTGGAATTGATGTATTTGTAATTGATTCACTAATGAAACTATCAGATGTTTCAGAAACGGAATATGAGCAACAAAAAAACTTTCTTGACAGATGTGCTACAACGTGCAGGGATTTAAATGTTCATTTATTTTTAGTGTGTCACACCAGAAAAATGTTGAATGACGAAACTATCCCAGATGCTACCAATATTTTAGGCAGCTCTCATATTCGTAATTTATGCGATAATATTTTGTGTGTTTACAGATGTGTTTCTAAACAACGTGACATAGAGAGCGGTAAAAAAACATTAGATGAATTAAAGGGAGTTCCTGATTGTGTAGTATATTTGCAAAAGCAACGTAATTATCCAGCAGAAGGAAGTTGGGGATTTTATTTTGACCCTAAAGGATTACGATACAAGGAGTCACCATGAAATATGAAACTACAGCCTGGTATAAGTATTTAGATTTAGATGAGGAAGGAAACTTAAAATCTCCTACGCATTGGAAAGTAACATTACCTAACGGAATAGTTTATAAAAGCAAAGGATACGATAATGCTGAAGTGGAATTTAACAAAAGACAACCTAGCAAATCTAACTACAAAATTAAGATCACTTGATTGGACTAAGCATTGGCGTGTTACTGTAGTTGAAGCAAAAGCTAACAGAAGCCTAGAGCAAAATTTACGCCTGTGGGAATTGTATACAAGCATTGGCAATCATCTAGGTATTGAAAAAGACAAAATCCATGATCTTATGGGATATAAGTTTTTAAGATACCAAACAGAAATTGCTGGTATGCCTGTAGAGTTAGTCAAGTCTACGACAAAGCTGGATACTCAGTCCATGTCAGAATATCAACACCAAGTAGAAATTTGGGCGCAAACTATGGGATGGGAATGGGATCTATGAACTATAGAAACCCTAAACTACTGAAATTAGCAGATGGCGCACCATGTATGATGTGTTCTATGCAAGACGGTACTGTAGTGGCCGCACATAGCAATCAATTAAGAGATGGTAAAGGCACAGGTATAAAAGCCCACGACCACCGTATAGCGTTTCTATGTCATCAATGCCACCATATGATAGATAATGACAAATCATTAGATAAACATGATAGAATAGCAGCATGGGAAGAAGCGCACAGAAAAACAATAGGATGGTTATTTACTAACAACCATTTGGGGGTAAAATGAAATATTTAGTAGGATTTATAGGTATATTATTTTTACCTTTTGCAATAGTTTTTGTGGCCTTTGAAGCAGCTTGTGTTTATGTAGCTAATGCTTGTAACAAGGATTAATTATGGCCACTAAAAATGATATAACAGGTGATGTATTACAATCACGCATGAATAGTAAAGAATTTGAAAAGAATTTTGATCGTATATTCCGACAACGCATTAATGAACAAAAACTTAGCAATGATGATATGTTACCTGAATATGAATTAAACAAATCCACCGGAGAAGTCCAGAAAGTAGACAATGGCAACAAGTCCGACTCAACTGAGTCTTAAACTTTTAAGAGATCAGGGATATACCGTTGCAATAGTTGAACATTGGAACGCATTTGCTAGAATACGTCAGGATTTATTTGGGTTTATAGATATATTAGCTTTAAAGGGTAAAGAAGTATTAGCAGTACAAACCACCACAGCAAGTAATATGTCAGCAAGAGTTAATAAGATTGCCAATAATGAATATGTAGGTGCAGTTCGTGATGCTGGATGGACTATTCATGTACATGGATGGCATCAAGACGATAAAAAGAAATGGCATTGTAAAGTTAAGGATGTCAGTTGAAATTTCAATCAGAGCAATACTATTACCAATACAAAGATGCAGTAATGGAAACAATAGGCGAGGATAAAATGACTTGCCAAGATATGTCTTTAAAATTAGGTGTACATTACAACAGAATTAAATGGGTTATGTATAGGCTTAGGAATGAAGATCACCTTTCATCATACAAATACAATGACATTACATATTACCTAAAGCCTAAACCACATCCGTTACAATCTATATTTGGCCATGAAGTAAAGTTTACAGAAGATCAAATAAAAAGCTCACAAGTTTATAACGAAAAAGATGCAAAACATAATTTAAGATTTAACCCAGATCAAGATTCATTTCATGGTAGTTCTATAGTAGGTGAAGGAGTGAAAATAGGAACATGACGCAAGAAGATATTATTGCTATATATAAAAAAGTATTTCCAACAGGTTACGAGCCAGTTAGCGTAGAACGCATGGTAAGGTTTGCTAGACTTATAGAGGAAAAGGTTAAAAATGCTTAGTATGGATCGTTTATTATGTATATGCGAGGATTGGGCTTTATACATGAAAGCACATGATAGTCATAAGCTAGGCTTTCCCAAAAAAGCAGTAGGCTTTAGCTCAGGTGGCGAAAGTACTGCAGACGCTTTTGAGGACATGGTTAGTGCGCAAGATTTAAAAAATGTCCATACTTTGGATAGTATCATTCATTCATTGCCTAAGGAACAACAGGAAGCTATCTATACACGCTTTTTAAAGACTAGGAAGCCATTTGCTTATGAATTTAAGTTAGAACTTGCTATGGACAATCTTATGACAATTGCAGGCAGACGTATAAATGCCTAAAATAAAATACACAAGTATAGTCATTTTTGATATAATCGAAGTTGTGGGATAATTGTATCTATATGTTCCGCATAAGCTCACTTAAAACGTGGGCTTTTTTTATATCATTACATAGGGAATCAAGTGAAAATCACAGTATGCCAAGATTGCGGAGACGTGTATGACTACACCGGATACCCTACTTGCCCTGAATGTATTAGAGATGGTGATACAACCAAAAAAGAAATACCCAAATTACTCCAGAAAGAACAAGATGCCTTACTCAGCCAAACAGAATAAGCTTTTTAGAGCCGCAGAGCATAATCCTGCTATTGCTAAAAAAGTAGGCATACCACAAGCAACAGCCGCAAAGATGGCAGCAGAAGGTGTAAAGAAAGATCCCCATAAACTAGCGCAAGCCCTAATGAGTAAATAATATGATCGGTTCACCAGAAAACAATTTCAATACTATGCAAAACCAACAGCCTAGAAATCAAATGTTAGGTAATGCTTTGCGTAATACATCTAACTACAGACAACCTAACCCAGCACAACCAAGCATGTTACCAGCAAGCCAATACGGTAACCCTACTCCACAGATGAGTAATATGCAGATGCCACAATCAAACGCATCATTTAACATGCAACCACCAATACCTAATATGAACCAAGCACCACAAGGCCCTATGGGTATGGGACAATCACAAGGCCAAAACAGATTTGGTGTAGGATTAGCCAAACCAATGCCACAAATGACACAGGTATCTTAATATGAATGAATTTATAGCCACATTATTTTTAGCTAGAGAATTAGCACATAGATACCATTTATCTACTAAAAGCTATTCACAGCATAAAGCTCTACAAAACTTCTACGAAGATCTATTAGACTTAACAGATGATCTAGCAGAAATCACACAGGGCGCACATGGTCTATTAGATATACCTATCCTTACAGAGAAGAAAACATACAAAGAACCTTTATACTGTATCGCTGACAAATTACAATATGTAGAAACTAACCGTTATAAAGCATATAGCAAGAATGACACAGCTCTACAAAACAAGATAGATGAAATCGTAGCAACATTCCTAACAGTAATCTACAAGCTAGAAAACCTAAAGTAACATGGCAAGCGTTAGGGACACACTAGCTAACCTTGTAGAACAATATAAGGCAGGTGATACCCCACTAGCAAACTTAATGCGTGGTGACACAGAGGGTGCTAAACAATCAGTAGCAAATGCACTACAACAAGCCACACAAGATCCATACTCAGGATTAAATGTATTAGGCACTACAAAGCTAGTAGGTAAAACAGCTCAAGAATTAGCACATGCAACAGCTCAAAAGAACGCTGCAGAAATGTTAGGATTACATCCTGAAAACACAGCTATGGAAAGAGCTAAAGCTATGGGGTTTGATATAGAAAATCCTGTATATCATGGTACAAGAACTAATATTGAAAAAATAGATCCATCAAAATTTGGTAAATCAACAGAAACATATTCTGGTGAATCTGGATTTTGGACTTCTAGTGATCCACATACAGCAAACAGTTATGCTAATTATGCAGCATATCATGCACCAGCAAATAGACTTGGAATAGGAAGTCAAGAGGTAAAAAATGCCCTTCCTAATAGAAAACAAAATATTTTGCCATTATATCTTAATAAAACAAATTTATTAAGTATGGATGCAAAAGGTAAGTCATGGGGTGATTATTTAGATAATCCTAATTTAGACACACAATTAACTAATTTTTTAGATACAATTAATCAAAAAAACGCTATAGGCGAAATTAAAAATTTTGATGATGTAGCTTCTTATATGCAACCTAAAGTAGCTCATCATTATGTTACCCCTGATCCATCACTTGTTAGATCACGTTTTGCAGCATTTGATCCAGCAAGAGCAAACGAACCAGATTTATTAGCAGGTGCTATGGCATTACCAATAGCCACAGACAAAGAAAAACGTAATAAAATAATAGAATTACTTAAAAACAAATAACGAGGAATTGGGCTACCCCAATTTTAGTGAAAATGAATGAAAACAAAGATTTAGAGGTTGAATCAACCGTAAACAAAGGTGGCGCACCTAAGGGTAATAATAACGCTGCTAAAGCTAAGATATGGACAGACGCAGTAAGAAAAGCTATTACTCAAGGTGAAAACATAAACCTATTAGCTCATGCTCTTATAGAGAAAGCTATGGCTGGTGATGTATCAGCACTTAAAGAGATTGGTGATAGATTAGAAGGTAAGGCCACACAGCAAATAGACCAGAATACAGAACATAGTGGTGAAGTCATTTACACATGGAAGAAATAGTAATACCCTATACTCCACGAGAAGCCTTCAACCCATTACACGATACAAACAAAAGATGGGCTGTAGTAGTGGCGCATCGCCGGGCTGGTAAAACCGTAGCTTGTGTTAATCATCTCATAAGAGAAGCACTTATGACAGAACGCACAGACTTTCGTGGTGGTTATATAGCACCTTTTTATAGACAAGCTAAATCAGTTAGCTGGGATTATTTTAAATACTTTTCAAGGTCTATACAAGGCACTACAATAAATGAATCAGAAATGCGTATAGATTTTGCGCATGGTGCAAGAATACAATTATTCGGTGCAGACAATGCAGATAGCCTTCGTGGACTATTCTTTGATCTGTTAGTCGCTGATGAATATGGTGACTGGAAACCGTCAGTATGGAATTACGTTATACGCCCAGCGTTAGCCGATAGACAAGGTAAAGCTATTATTATTGGCACACCTAAAGGTCGCAATCAATTCTGGGAAGTGTATAACAGGGCTACTACAAGTAGCGAATGGTTGGCACTCAAGATCACTGCATCAGAAAGTAATATACTTCTGCCTAGCGAGTATGACTCCCTAAAAAGAGAAATGACCGAAGATGCTTGGCGACAAGAGATGGAATGTGATTTTGATGCTGCTATACCTGGTGCAATATGGGGTAGAGAATTATACCAAGCCGAACAAGAAAACAGAATCACAGAAGTTAAGTATGATAAAGAAGTGCCTGTACACACAGTATGGGATCTAGGATATAGTGATGATACTGCTATATGGTTCTACCAAGTCATTCATGGAGAAGTCCATGTCATTGACTATTATGCTTCAAGTGGTAAGGAAATAGCTCACTATGCTGCGCAAGTGCTTACCAAACCTTATAATTTTGGATTGCATCATCTACCGCATGACGCTAAAGCTAAAACTCTAGCATCCGGTGGTAAATCTATTGTAGAACAGTTAGCTTCTCACTTTGAGTGGAAGAACATGCGTATCACTACTAACCTATCTATTATGGATGGTATACAAGCTGCAAGACTTATGTTTCCAAGAGTATGGATTGACAAAGAAAACTGTGCAGACGGTATAGAAGCTTTAAAGCAATATCAACGTGAGTGGGATGAGGATCGCAAGATATTCAAAGATAAACCTAAACACGATTGGACATCACATGCTAGTGATGCCTGGCGTTACCTTGCTGTATGTTGGCAAGAAGAAGCTAAGATAGAGAAGAAAGACGATAAGCCTAGAGGATTACATGTAGGCAAGACAGAAGTAACATTAAACGAATTATGGGAATCAGCCCCTAAAACACAAGGTAAAAGGATATAACATGGCAGGCACAGTACAAAACGTAGGTGGATATAAACTATTAACAACAACAGCTAACGTATCACCAGTAGGTGCTAGTTTATTAGGTATATTCGTATCAGGATCAACAGTAGGTACAGTTACTATCTATGATAGTGCTACTACTACAACAACAGCTAAAGTTATCGACACATTTACAGGTGTAGCAGGTACATGGTATCCAATACCAGTATCTACAACAGCAGGTATCTATATCGTAGTTAGCGGTACATTATCAGCTACTGTGGTATTTGCATAAGCATGACTAAAGTCGAGTTATATCTCAATACTGTTACGCAGTATGACAAAGAGTTTGCTAAATGGTCTGGCCGCACAGATAAGATATTGCGCAGATACAGGGATGAACGCCAAGTTAATTCCATGCAATCACGTTATAACATGTTATGGGCTAACGTACAGACTTTAAAAGCTGCTACCTTTTCACGCATGCCTAAACCGGATGTGTCACGCAGATTCAAAGACAATGATCCAGTAGGTAGAGTAGCATCCATGATCTTAGAAAGAGCAATGGACTTTGAGATTACTCACTATGAAGATTTAAAACATTGTTTAGAAGCGTCAGTATATGACAGATTCTTAGGTGGTCGTGGTACAGCATGGGTTCGTTATGAGCCTAAGATTGAGTCACAAGACTATGCAGTATCAGAACAAGATGAAGAATCAGAAGAAGCAGCAGAATACTTAGATTCAGAAGCAGCTCCAGTAGACTATGTACATTGGAAAGACTTTGGACATGAGCCAGCTAGAACATGGGATGAAGTAAATAGAGTATGGCGTAAAGTTTATATGACACGCCAGGCTTTAACAGAACGATTTGGTGAAGAACTAGGTAACAAAGTACCATTAGATTCATCACCTGATGACCAAAAATATAAAGACTCAGATGGTATAGGCAAAAAAGGCTTAGTTATTGAGCTATGGGATCGTGAAACTAAAAAGGTTTTATGGATCTCTAAATCATTAAACGAAATCTTAGATGAAAGAGCTGATCCTTTAGAGCTAGAAGAATTCTTCCCATGCCCTAAACCACTCTATTCAACAATTACTAATGAATCATTAGTACCAATCCCAGACTTCACATTATATCAAGATCAAGCTAATGCTTTAGATATACTCTCTACACGCATTTCTGGACTCATAGACGCATTAAAAGTTCGTGGTGTATATGACGCATCAGAACCAACATTACAACGTTTATTTACCGAAGGTGAAAACAATACACTTATCCCAGTTAAGAACTGGCCTGCTTTCTCTGAAAAGCAAGGTCTTAGAGGTGCGATTGATATTGTTGATATTACACCTATTGCTATGGCTCTCAAGAATGCTTATGAAGCTATGGCTCAGCTTAAACAAGAAATCTACGATATTACTGGTATATCTGACATTATTCGTGGTCAATCTAATGTTATAGAGACTGCAACATCAGCTCAGATCAAGAGTCAGTTTGCATCACTACGTTTAAAAGAATACCAAGACGCTGTAGCTTGCTATGCTTCACGCATTTTAAAGATTAAAGCACAAATTATCTGCGGACAATTCCAACCAGAGACACTAATGAAGATTGGTGGCGTTGAACAGTTAAGCCCAACAGATCAAGCATTAGTACCACAAGCTATTGCTATGCTAAAAGACAATCCTATGCGTACATTCCGTATAGAAGTTGCTACAGACTCCATGCTTTACCAAGATGAACAGCAAGAAAAGGCTGATCGTGTAGAGTTCTTAGGTGCTGTAGGTACATACTTAGAGAAAGCTGTACAAGCTGCACAAGCTATGCCAGCAGAAGCAGTACCACTTATCATGGACTTGCTCAAGTTTGGTGTTACAGGCTATAGAATTGGTAGAGTAATAGAAGGTGAGTTTGATAACGTGGCAGATGCTATAAAAGAACAATCTAAACAACCTAAACAACCTAAACAAGATCCAGAAATGATTAAGATTCAGATGGAAGCACAAGCTAGACAAGCTGAACTACAAAATGAAACACAAATGCGTGAACATGAAATACAATTAGAAGCTCAAAAACAAGAAGCTCAGGCACAAAACGACATGAAAGAACGTCAGCACAAAGCAGAGCTAGATCAAGCTTTAGAAAAACAAAGATTAGAGTTTGACGCTTGGAAAACTAAGCTAGACAATGAAACTAAAATGGTTATTGCTGAACTTCAAGCTAAAACAACACTCAAACAACAATACATGCAAGCTAATCCTTTAGCTGATCCACTTGTTGATATTGACATGAACGGAAATATGCACTTAACAGATGAAATCTCTGGTGTATTGCATGCAGTTAATACAAACGTGGCAGAACTTATCCAAGCTAACCAAATGCACAATCAAGAATTGGCTATGAAACAAGAAATGGCACATCAAGCACTTGTTGAACACATGACTAGACCTAAGACAATTGTTCGTGATGCGAATGGTAAGATTATAGGGGTTAAATAATGGCTATAACCATTAAACATGCCAAGACGGATAGTATAGCGGATTGGACTCAAGCTGATTTAGATGCACAGATTGCATTAGGTAACTTTCCACCTGGCACACTATTAGCTAACATTGTATTACCTTCTGATTGGAATAACGATCATACAGTATCAGGTACAATTGCTATTGCTAATGGTGGTACAGGTCAAACTACAGCAAATGCAGCTATTAATGCTTTATTGCCTAGCCAAACAAGTCAATCAGGTAAAGTATTAAGCACAAACGGTACAGATACATCATGGATTGCAGTAGGCGGATCAGGAACAGTTACTTCTGTTACAGGAACAGCTCCAGTATCAGTAGCTACAGGTACAACTACTCCAGTTATATCTATGGCAGCAGCTACAAGCTCTGTAAACGGATACTTAACATCTACTGATTGGACTACGTTTAATAGCAAAGGTAACGGTACAGTAACATCTGTAGCATTATCTGCACCATCTATATTTACCGTGTCAGGAAGCCCAATAACATCTTCTGGCACTATTTCGCTTACATATTCAGGAACAGCATTACCAGTATTAAACGGTGGTACAGGCGTTACTACATCAAGCGGTGCTAATTCTGTAGTATTAAGAGACGCCAATGCAAATATAACAACAAATTGTTTATTTGAAGGTTTTACTAGCCAAGCTGCTGGAACATTAATTACTTTAACTGCTTCATCTGTTCAAAATTGGAATATTACAGGTTCAGGTGGTCAAACAATAAAACTACCAAATGCTACTACATTGCCTAATGGTGCATTATTTACATTTAATAATAATCAGTCATCAGGCGCAATTACTGTTCAAAATAATTCTAGCACTACTGTTGATACATTACAATCAGGTGCTTTTAGCACAGTAACTTTATTAGATAATTCAACTGCTGCTGGAAATTGGGATAGACATAATCAATCACCATCTAACGTATCATGGTCTACAAATACATTTGATTATGCTGGCTCTATAACATCAGCCACATGGAATGGTAATGCCATAGCATTAAATCGTGGTGGCACAAATGCTAACTTAACAGCAGTAAATGGTGGTGCAGTATATTCTACAGGATCAGCATTAGCTATTACTGCAGCAGGAACAAGCGGTCAAGTATTAACATCTAGTGGTGCAGGTGCGCCAACATGGACAACACCTACTACAGGAACAGTTACAAGCGTTACAGCTACTAGCCCAGTCACAAGCACAGGTGGAACTACACCAGTTATAGCTATGCCAGCAGCTACTACATCTGTAAATGGTTATCTTACAAGTACAGACTGGACTACCTTTAATAATAAGGGTTCAGGAACAGTCACAAGCGTTGCAGCTTTAACATTAGGCACAACAGGTACAGATTTAAGCTCAAGCGTAGCTACAGGAACAACGACACCTGTTATTACTTTAAATGTACCTACAGCATCAGCTACAAATCGTGGTGTATTGTCATCTGCTGATTGGACTACGTTTAATAATAAGGGTTCAGGTAGTGTAACTTCTGTAGCTTTAACAGCACCATCTATATTTACTGTAACTGGTAGCCCTGTAACAACGTCAGGAACTTTAGCTTTAACATATTCAGGTACAGCTTTACCAATCCTTAACGGTGGAACAGGACAGACTACAGCTTCAGCAGCATTTAATGCTTTAAGCCCATTAACCACAGCAGGTGATGTACTTTATGGTGGCACAAGTGGTGCAGGTACTAGATTAGCTATAGGTACAGCAGGACAAGTATTAACAGTAAATGCTGGTGCAACAGCTCCACAATGGTCTACGCCAGCAACAGGTACAGTAACATCAGTATCAGTAGCATCAGCTAATGGATTTGCAGGAACAGTAGCTACAGCAACAACTACTCCAGCTATTACTATTTCAACATCTATTACAGGTATCTTGTCAGGTAACGGAACTGCAATATCAGCAGCAACTACTACAGGATCAGGCAACGTAGTATTAGCAACAAGCCCTACATTAGTAACTCCAACATTAGGTGTAGCATCTGCAACATCTATAAACAAGGTTACAGTAACAGCACCGGCTACTAGCTCAACATTAACAATTGCAGACGGATCTACTTTAGCTACTTCAGGTGCATTTAGTACAACACTAACTGCAACAGCTACAACAAACATAACATTGCCTACAACAGGCACATTAGCTACATTAGCTGGATCAGAAACATTTACTAATAAGACGCTAACTAACCCTACAATAACAAACTACACAGAAACACTATATACAGTAACTGGTAGTGCAACATTAGCTCTAACAAACGGTACAATACAAAAAGTAACAACATCTGGCTCTACTACAATTACATTGCCAGCAAGTGCAACAGGTAAATCATTTACTGTAATCGTAAGTTATGCAGCAGCAGACTCTATTACATGGGCTGGTGGTTCTACAATTAAATGGGCTGGTGGTACAACACCAACACCTACATCAGCAACTGGTAAAATTGATATATTTAATTTTTATCAAGATGGCACTAATACTTATGGATCTATCTTCGGACAAAATTACTAATGTTTAGTGCAGCAAAATCAGGCACAGTACCATCAGCATTTACTGTAAATAACTCTTTAAGATTTAGAGCTAGTGCATCTGCTTATCTTAATAGAACACCAGCAAGTGCTGGGTCAAGAACTACTTGGACAGTATCATTTTGGGCAAAATTAGGAGCTTTAACAGGAACTACTAATTTATTTTGTGCTGGTCCAGCAGGGGTAGAAACAGAATTAAGATATGGATACAATACAACAAGCACATTTTCATTTTCAGTAAATGGAACTACTACTTTTATTGCTACAACTGCATTATATCGTGACCCATCTGCTTGGTATCATATTGTTGTTGTTGCAGACACTACAAATGCTACATCTACAGAAAGATTTAAGTTATATATAAATAATACATTACAAACATTTACTACAGCAACACAGCCATCTCAAAATACAGCTATGAGTTGGAATAATAATGTATTACACTACATTGGTCGTAGAGTTGGAGCTTCTGATTATTATGATGGATATATTTCAGAATTTTATTCTATTGATGGTCAAGCCCTAACACCATCATCATTTGGCTCTACAAACGCAACCACAGGTGTATGGCAACCAGCTAAATACACAGGTACTTATGGCACTAACGGATTCTACCTAAACTTTAACAGCATAGCCCTTACTTCAGGTTCTAACACAGGTCTTGGTAAAGACAATTCAGGTAACGGAAACTATTTTAATACTAACAATATATCTGTAACTGCTGGCACAACCTATGATGCTATGACAGATGTACCTACGCTAACAAGTGCTACTGCAGCTAATTATTCTGTATTAAATCCTATAGATTCTTCAGGAAAAGTTATAGCTGGGGCAAATTTAAATTTTTCTGGTACAGCTAATGGTATTGTAAAAGCATCTATTGGTATGTCTAGTGGTAAATGGTACTGTGAAGTTACTAACAATGCAGCTAATGATACTATGTTGGGTATTTGTACACAATCTACAGCACCAACTATAGCTTATTTAGGTACAAATACTACAAGTTGGTCATATCGTAGTGGTGGAACTAAATTTACCAATGCTACAAGTTCTGCTTATGGTTCATCATATACAACTAATGATATTATTGGTATAGCTTTTGATGCTGATGCAGGTTCACTTACATTTTATAAAAATAATGTATCACAAGGAGTTGCTTTTTCAAGTCTAGCTGCTAATACTTATGTATTTGCTGCTGGTAATAATGCGGCAACAAATGACTGTTCATTTAATTTTGGACAACGACCTTTTACTTATACACCACCTTCAGGCTATGTAGCACTAAACACATATAACCTACCTGATAGCACTGTTGTAAAAGGTAATAGTTATATGGATGCAACGCTATATACAGGAAACAATACAGGGCAAACAATTACTAATGCAGGAGCATTTAAACCTGATTTAGTGTGGGTAAAAGTTAGAAGTACTTCATATAGTAATACTTTAGTAAATTCTGTTATGGGATTGGGAAATGCTTTATTTTCTGACACTACAGGTGCAGTTACTGCCACAAGTGAATATACAAGTTTTAATGCAAATGGATTTACTTTAGGCGCAACAGGCTCAACTGCATCTAATGTAAGTGGAGCTACTTATGTAGCATGGCAATGGCAAGCTGGTCAATCTAGTGGAGCATCTAATACTTCAGGCTCTATAACATCTACAGTGTCTGTAAGCGCAACTGCTGGGTTTAGTGTGGTGACTTATACAGGAACAGGTGCTAATGCAACAGTAGGACATGGGTTAGGTGTTGCACCAAAAATGGTTATTATAAAAAGAAGAAGTGCTGTTGAATCATGGGTTGTATATCATGCAAATTTAACTTCAGCAGCTTACAGATTAGTATTAAATGGAACAAATGCAGAAGGTTCAGTTCCAGCAGTTTTTAATAGTACAGCACCTACTTCATCTGTATTTAGTATAGGAACTGATACAAGCACAAATGGTTCTGCAACTACTTATGTAGCTTATTGTTGGTCAGAAATAGCAGGATTTAGTAAATTTGGTTCTTACACAGGAAATAGCTCTACAAATGGAACTTTTGTATATACAGGTTTCAGACCTAAATTTATTTTGATAAAAAGAAGTAGTGCAATAGAGTCTTGGATAATCATTGATACATCAAGAGATACATATAATGTGGCTTTTAAACGTCTTATTCCAAATAGTTCTTCTGCAGAGAATACTGCAGATACAACAACAGTAGATATTTTATCTAATGGTTTTAAATTAAGAAGTGTTGATACAGCAACAAATAGTAGTGGAACATATATATATGCTGCTTTTGCAGAAAATCCATTTAAAAACGCTAACGCAAGATAAGGAAAAACATGTTTTATTCATCAACAGACGGACAATATATACAGCCAGGCAATCAATTTGCGATTGATGGCGTAGAATATCCATCTAATTGGCTTAATCTATCTACACCAGAAGAAAAAGCTGCTATTGGATTGGAAGATGTAATAGCTACAAATAGTCCACAGTCAGATGTTTACTATTGGGTATCTACAGAGCTAGATAAAGCTACTTTAACTTATGTAAATACTCCTAAAGAGTTAGCAAGCGTAAAAACTAATGCTATTAGCCAAATTAACGCTACAGCTTATAGTTTATTATTTCCTAGCGATTGGATGGTAGTAAAAGCCTTTGAAACATCTACAGCTATTCCATCCACATGGAACACATGGCGTGCTACAATTAGAACTCAAGCTCAAAGTGCTATTACAGCTATAGAAGCTGCAACTAATGTAGACGAAGTAGCTACCGCTGCACAAGTGCAATGGACTTCTAATCCTGATGCACCGATTGTTTAAGTAACATTTATGTATTACTCTGGCTTTCAAAGTAATGCGTTTCAAAGTAATGCGTTTCAGATCGTATCTAATGTTACGCCACCACCAATTACAATTGTTTCTAAAGGTGGATTTAAGAAAGAACGTACACATAACAGATCATTTAAGCAAACTGTAAAAGAATCGCTTAGAGAACTATTAGATGATCCTGTAGCAGTAGAACAAGTAAAAGATATAGTAGCACCTTACTCTAATTCTAAAACGCTTACAGCAAGCTCTATAGACTTTAAATTACTGTCACAAAATGTAGCTGCAGCAGAGCGCATTATCATGCTTGCACAGCAATTACATTATGAAAGATTAGAAGCGCAACGTGAAATGGAAGATGAAGAAGCAATACTGCTTTTAATCTAAGGATAATATGATAAATTATATTTGGACTGTTACAGCAATGTATACACTACCTATGGTAGAAGGTTATACAGATGTTGTAGTTATTGCAGACTGGACACTAACTGGTATTAGTGGTGAATATTCATCATATAAAAGCGATAGCACTCAATTTAATTTACCACAAGGTGAAAACTTTACACCTTATGAAGATTTAACAGAAGTACAGGTAGTAGGCTGGGTAAAAGAAACTATTGGCTCAACAGCTATAGAACAATACGAAGCTAAGATTGCTAATGACATCTATCATCAAGAGCATCCGCCTGTAACAGCTATGAAACAACCATTACCTTTTTAATATGGCTAGATATATACAAGATCCAGTAACACATAAACTTATTCCTGCTGACGAATACTATACACAGGAATCTAATTCACATTACATTATGGCTGATTATCAACCATATCAGTCTATGGTGACAGGTGAGATGATAGAAGGTCGTAAAGCACATAGAGAGCATTTAAAACGTCACAATCTAGTAGTGGCGGAACAGAGTTCAGCAAGACCACAGAAGCCTGACGGTGGTCAGTTGAAAGAACAGTTGGCACGTCAGGTATATGAAAAACTACGTTATAAATAAGGAGCAATAAATGACAACAACAGTAAATTTAATGGGTAGTGGTAGCTCTGGTCTAAACGCTGAAGCAATCACAGGTATTATCTCACTAGCACAAACAGCATCAGGATCTGCACAAGGTTCACAAACAATGCCTACAGACATTGTAGTATATTCTACATCTACAGCATCTTATGGCCCAACTTTATCATCTACAGCACAATCAGGTGACAGTTTTATCGTTATAAACAATACAGCTAACTCAATCAATGTATGGCCACCAGTAGGTTATAAAATTGGTACAGGCTCTACAGATGCTGCTAAAGCAGTTGGTGCAGGTAAAGTTTGTACATTCTATGCTTTAGGTGATGGAAACTACGCAGCACTATTATCAGCATAATTTAATAACAATTAGGAGTAACAAATGGATAACCAGACTACTCTGGAATCACCATCTTTGCGTGACCAAATAGAAAGTGCAGTAGAAACAGTATCAGAAGCACCAGAAGTTGTAGAAACGGAAATATCAGATAAGCCAAGAGACGAATCTGGTAAGTTTAAAAGCACTAAAGAAGTGACAGAAGAAACACCAAGTGAAGTCCAAGAAGAAGTCTCATTAGAAGCTAAACCTGCTAAACCAAGACCATCTTCATGGAAAAAAGACTATGAAGAATCATGGGGTAAATTAGATCCTACATTACAGGATTATATTTCTCAACGTGAATCAGACTTTGCTAAAGGTGTTTCTACTTACAAAGCTCAATGGGATCAAGCTCAACCTATTTTAAATAGTATTGAAAAGTTTGCTCCTGTATTACAACAAAATGGTGTTGATCCAGCACAATGGATTAATAGCTTAGGTACTGCACATCAAACTTTGGTATTTGGTAATCCTGACCAAAAATTACAGATGTTTGCGCAATTAGCAAACGATTATGGTGTTGATCTAAATGGATTGTTAGGCGGTGGACAACAAACTAGCCCACAATTCTCTATGATCGCACAGGAATTAAGCCAGATTAAAAATCAATGGCAACAATTCCAATCGCAACAAGAACAAATGGAACAAACCCAATTAAAGGGTGAAATCGAATCTTTTAGTAAGGACAAACCTTACTTTGATGACGTCAGAGAAACTATGGCTGGACTACTCCAAAACAATATGGCTTCTGACTTGAATACTGCTTACGACAAAGCAATCCGTTTACATGATGACATTTGGCAAAAGGTACAGTCTGAACAGACTAAATCTAGCCAAACAGAGCAGAAAAGTAAACTTGCCCTAGTCAAAGCTAAGGCTATATCCCCTAAGTCAAGCTCGCCTACAGCGAATGTGAGTCTAGGTGGTAAAGGCAATAATCTTCGTGACCAATTAGCGTCTATTGTAGACACTTTTTCCAGCGAAAATATTTAATTAAACTAACAAAGGAGTTTTACTATGGCATTTGCCAATTCTTCAGTTAGTGACATTATCGCTACCACCATTCAATCTCGTTCTGGTGAATTAGCTGACAACGTAACTAACAATAATCCGCTTCTATTAAAATTGAAGTCAAAGGGTAATGTACGCCCATTTTCAGGCGGTAACGTCATTTTAGAAGAAATCATGTACAATGATTCTTCAACAAACAACACTAACTCATATAGTGGCTTTGAAACATTAAACATTTCTCCAAATAGCCCAATTTCTGCAGCTCAATTCAGCATTGCTCAATACGCTTCAGCAGTTACTATTTCTGGTCTTGAAATGTTACAAAACTCTGGTAAGGAAGCAATCATTGACTTACTAGAAGGCCGTATCAAAGTAGCAGAAGCACAATTAGCTAACCGTATCAACCTTGACCTTTATGGTAACGGTACTGGTAACGGTGGTAAGAACCTAACTGGTTTAGCAGCAGCAGTTGCTGATAGCCCATCAAGCGGTACTTACGGTGGTATCAATCGTGCTACATGGACATTCTGGCAAAACCAAGCGTTTTCTGGCGTGACTAACGGTGGTGCAGCAGTTTCAGCAGCTAACATTCAATCTTACATGACTCAATTAGCTATCAAGCTAGTTCGTGGTACTGATAAGGCTGACTTAATCGTTGCAGATAACAACTACTACAACCTATATGTAAATAGCTTACAAGCAATCCAACGTGTAACTGATCCAGAAATGGCCGGTTCAGGTTTCGCTTCACTCAAATTCTACGGTGGCGGTACATCTGCTGACGTGGTACTTGGTGGCGGTATTGGTGCGCAAGAACCAGCTAACCACATGTATTTCTTAAACACAGACTACATTTTCTTCCGCCCACACAAAGACAGAAACTTTGTGCCAATCGGTGGTGAACGTCAATCTGTAAATCAAGACGCAATCGTTAAATTAATCGGCTGGGCAGGTAATCTTACTACTTCAGGCGCACAATTCAACGGTGTGTTAACAGCTTAATTAAAGGGAGAATATAACATGGCTTTTTCAGTAACCCCTTTAGTGGGAATTGATCTAACTAACACAGTTACAGCAGCAGCAATTACTGCTGGACAACAAGTTGCAAACCAATTATTAGGTGTGCAAGTTTGGGGTTCAGACGGTTTACGTTATGTATTTGCTAAGGCTAATGCTACTATCACAGCATCAACAACTGTTTGCGATATCAACACAACAACTTTCTTAGTTGCAGCTTCAGGTGGTTCTTATACATCTCCAGCTACATCTATGGTATCAGGTGACTATGGTTGGTTTAGCAAGGCTTCAGTATAGTATTAAGTACTCCCCTAGCAATAGGGGGGTTTCTCAAGTCTATTCATGGTGAGTAGGCTTGACAAACCAAACTACTTTGGAGAATTAAATGTCAGACACAGGCGCACTAGCAGTAAGATTTTATAGTAAGGAACTACAAAACGATTTTCTAACCAATAAAGAAGGCAGACCAATTAGCTACATGGCCGACTTTGTTAGAATTGAAATACCAGGCAATCAACTAAGTATTATTGATACTTTTGTGAATAACTCACATAAATCACAATTTCCTACACAATGGTCTATGTATTTAAACGAAAAGGCAGATGGCAACCATAATCCTGATAACGTGCAAGGCACAATATTAAGAGATTGGCCTATCCTTAACTCAGCACAAGCGACAGAATTAAAACACTTTAAGTTCTACACTGTAGAACAAGTGGCAGCAGCTTCAGATCAACAACTTATGGCAATCGGTATGACAGCAGGTATGTCACCATTAGCATTAAGAGATAAAGCTAAAGCGTTCTTAGAAAACGCTAAAGACTCATCATTTGTACAAAGACAGGCAGACGAACTTAAATTAAGAGAGCAAGAAATTGCTGATCTTAAAGATCAGATGACTAGATTAGCAAAAATGGTAGAGGAAAAGTCTAAATCTGATAAGCCTGAAGCCAAACTAGAAACGAAAGAACCCAAAAAGGACTAACTAATGGCATCAACTCTTTTACAACTCGTACAACAAGCAACAGGGGAAATGGGATTAAACCAACCTACGCAAGTTGTCGGTAATTCTTCATCTGATGTAATCCAAATCTATTCACTTATCAATAGTGTTGGGTACGAAGTTCAAAGAGATCACAATTGGGAAGCCTTAGACAAAGAGTATAGATTTTATACTGTCTACACAACACTTACTTGTACACTTGTGGAAGATTCTGTCAATGTAACAACGGTAGAATCAACCACAGGGTTAAGTAACCTATATATCGTAACAGGCACAGGTATCAATCAAGATACTTATGTTAATACTGTAACAGGTGCTAATTCATTAACATTAACACAAGCTGCTACAACAAGCGGTGTATATACACTTTACTTTTCACAAGCTAAATACCCATTACCAAGCGATTGGGATAGACAAGTAGATCGTACACATTACGACAAGTCTAAACGCTGGGAAATGTTAGGCCCTACAGATGCTCAACAATGGCAATTCTTAAAGTCTAGCTATATTTCAACAGGCCCTAGAATCCGTTATAGAATTTTAGGTGGATACTTCCAAGTATGGCCTGCTATGAATACGGATGAGTATTTAGGTTTTGAATACATGAGTAACCAATGGGCTACAAGTTCAGCAGGAGTGACACAATCATCATTCTTAGCAGACTCAGATACTTGTATATTCCCTGATCGTTTAATGGTTACAGCGTTAAAAAAGAAATACTTTGAAATTAAAGGTTTTGATTCAACAGCATTTACGAGAGATTACTTACAACAATTAAGCTTTGCTAAAGCCAACGATTCTGGCTCTGCTACATTAAGCTTTGCTCCAACACCTGGTGCAATCTTAATAGGCTTTGAGAATATCCCTGACGCTAACTACGGACAATAAATAATATGTTTCCAGTAAAGAAAAAATCGTCAGGAAGCGTATCATTACCAGCACCGGTCGGTGGATGGAACGCAAGAGACAGCTTAGGAGATATGCCTGCAACGGATGCAGTCTATCTTACTAACTGGTTTCCTGCTACTACAGAGCTATTACTTAGAAGCGGCCATACACAATGGGCTACAGGTATTACAGGTCAAGTAGATACTTTAATGGCTTACGAAAGTGGCTCTACATCTAAACTATTTGCTATTGCAGGTGGCTCTGTATATAACGTCACTAATCCAGGAGCTGTAGGGGCTGCAGTATTGTCAGGTTTAAATAACTCACGCTGGCAGTATTGTAATATCACTACATCTGGTGGATCATTCTTATATATGGCTAACGGTACTAATACGCCTTATCTATATAACGGTACTACATGGACAAGCATTACAGGTGCTTCTACACCGGCTATTACAGGCGTTACTACTACATTACTTAATAACCCTATTGTATTTAAAAGCAGAGTATTCTTTACAGAAGCTCAATCTTTAAGAGCATGGTACTTACCTACATTAGCAGTAGGTGGAGCTGCACAATCTATAGATATTAGTGCGTTTGCTTATAAAGGTGGCAATATTGTACAGCATGCAACATGGACAATAGATGCTGGTTATGGTGTTAATGATTACTATGTTCTTTATACATCTAAAGGCCAAGTAGTCGTATATTCAGGCACAGATCCTTCATCATCTACATCATGGGCTATGGTAGGTGTATGGGATTTAGGTACTCCAGTAGGCACTCGCTGTATGTACAAATACGGTGGTGATTTACTATTATTAGGTAAAGATGGACTTACACCATTAGCATCAGAATTACAATCATCTAGGCTTGATCCTAGAGTAGCTATTACAGATAAAATACAATCGGCTGTATCAGAAGCTATTACAAATTATGGTTCAGAATTTGGATGGCAAATGTTGTTTTATCCAGAAGAAAATCAATTATGGTTAAATGTACCTAATTCTGTAGAAAAAACACAGTTTGCTATGAACACCATTACAAAAAATTGGTGTAATTACACAGGCTGGAATGCTACATGTTGGGAAATATATAACGATCAACCTTACTTTGGTGGCAATGGCTTTGTAGGTAGAGCATGGTATACTAACTCAGATAATGGATCTAATATTAATGCTACTGCATTACAATCATTTTCAGCATTTGAAAGCCCAGGACAGTTAAAACGATTTACAATGGCTAAACCTATATTTAGAACATCTGGTAGCCCAGCTATCTATGCAAACGTAAATATAGACTTTAATTTAGATGTACCTACTACAACACTTAACTTTACGCCTACCACATCTGGAACATGGGATAGTGCTAAATGGGATATAGGTGTTTGGGGTGGTGGTTTATACATTCTACAACAATGGCAAGGTTTAAATGGTGTTGGCTACTATGGCGCACCTGTTGTTAAAACATCTTCACAAGGTATTGACGTAAGATGGGTTTCTACAGATTTAGTTATTGAAAAGGGTGCAGTACTATAATAGTTCAAGGTCAAGAAGTTGGCGAGTGGGTATGTGAAAAGGCAGGTGGCCAATGGAATCCATTATGTCAAGCTATTGGTCAAGTTAGTGATGGTAAATTTGTTATAGGAGTACTTTATAACGGTTATACAGGCAGTTCAATATCAATTCATTCAAGATGTGATATACCAGCAAAAGTTTCAAGAGAATTTTATTGGGCGATATTTAATTACCCATTCAATGTATTAAAAGTCAAACGCTTAACAGGATTAGTCTCTACAGCTAATTTAAAAGCACAAAAATTAGATGAACATTTAGGTTTTGAACGTGAAACAGTAATAAAAGATTACTTTCCTGATGGTGATGGGATTGTTTATATTATGCGACCAGAAAACTGTCGCTTTTTAAAACTCGGAGATAGATATGCAAAGTAAGTTAGCTAGATTATTAGATCCACTTTATAGATGGATTACAAATTACATGGGTGATTGTGGTTTTATACTATATGGTATTGGTAAAGATGATCCACCACCAGCACCAGACTATGCTGCCGCAGCTAGAGAAACAGCACAAGGCAATATAGATGCAGCTAGAGTAGCTACAGCAGCTAACCGAGTAAATCAAGTTACACCTTATGGTAATCTAACTTACAAACAAACAGGCACAGATTCTTATGGCAATCCTACTTGGACTGCTACACAAGAACTATCTCCAGCACAACAAGAAATTGCAGACAAACAAGCAAGTTTATCATCAGGACTTTTAACTACAGCTCAATCAGGATTAGATTACGCTGGTAATGTCATTGCAAAACCAGGTATAGATCAATCTAAATTACCTTCTACAGGATTTGATCCAGGTCAATCATATCAAGATGCTATATTAAAAAGACTTTCTCCACAACTTGATCGTGAAAATCAATCATTTGAACAAGAAATGGCTAATAAAGGTATTGGCGTAGGTACTCAAGCATATAATACTGCTAAACAATTATTATCTCAAAATCAAAATGATAGACTTACTTCAGCTACAGTACAAGGTATTAATACAGGTCTTACAGCTAATCAACAAGCATTTAATCAAGCTGGTTACAATCAAATGCAACCAATTAATGTTATTAATGCTTTAAGAACTGGATCACAAGTTTCCACTCCAAACTATGTTAATCCAGCATTACAATCTACAACACAAGGCCCTGATTTATTAGCTGCTACTACTAATAAATATAATGCACAATTAGGTGCTACTAACGCAGCAAATGCCAATACAGCAAACTTTACAAGTGGTTTGATGAATCTTGGCGGACAAATTTTCGGATAAGGATAAAACATGGCATTTTTCCCACAAGATGATACACAAGACGTTAGTGGAATACCAGCTAATGATGTAATGGCTCAACTTGAGCTACAACGTAAACTTAAAATAGCTGATGCACTTAAAAATGCACAAGCACCACAAGGTCAGATGATTGGTGGTCATTATGTAGCTCCAGCATTTACACAGCAGTTAGCTAATGCTTATGGTATGTATAAAGGCAAAAAATCAGAAGAAGAAGCCATTAAAAAATATGGTGAATATACTGCTGGTAAAGAACAAAAAATGGCTGAAGCTCTTAAAAGACTTGGTGGCGCATTTGAACCTAAAACTGTTACTAATACAACAATGCAAACTCAAGATGTTCCATTAACAGAAGGTATGAATGTTGGTACATCACCATTTGGCACAACAGATCAAGTATCTCAAGTTGCTCCTAAATTTGGTATGGATACACCTGCACCACAAAATATGGCAGGTACAACTACACAAATGAATCCTGTAACATCTACATCTACAGTTCAACCTACAACATCAGATATAGAAAAAGCATTTGGACAATACGCATCAGATGTTAAAGATCCAAAAATGCTTGCATCTATTCTTACTGGTCGTTATGAAAAAATGGTTAAAGCTAATGAACCAGTTAAACTTGGTGCTGGCGAAACTGTATTTTCTTCTACAGGAACTAAATTATTTGGCAATCCTAAAGAAGGTAAAAAATATACAGACATTCAAACAGACAAAGCTGGTAATACATTTGGACTTAATACAGAAACTAATCAGTTTGAACGGTTGCCTGGTGCTAAGATGGCTACAGAAAATTGGTCAGAACCTTACAAAGTTGGCGGAGAATTTTTACAAAGAAATGCTAACACAGGTGAAGTTAGAAAAGCCTATGGCACTACTGATGGCGATAAACCACCATTAGGATTTGGATTTGTTAAAGATGCTAATGGCAATAAAAAATTAGATGTTAATGGCAATCCAATATTAACAAATCTTACTGGTGGGCCTGCTGATAAATCTTTAAATCCAAACAAAGAACAGTCTGATGCTTATACATATTCTACAAGAATGGAATCTGCTGATAAAATTATTAATAGTTTAGAAGGTAAATATGATCCATTTAGTATCAATATTAAAACATCAGGAAAAACAGCATTAATACCTGGTGGCGAAACTGTTGCAAATAAATATTTATTAAATGCAAACGATCAGAAAGCAGAACAAGCACAGCGTAACTTTATCAATGCTGTATTAAGACGTGAATCTGGTGCAACAATTCAACCTAGTGAATTTGATAGTGCAAATCAACAGTATTTTAATCAACCAGGTGACAGTCCAGAAGTTAAAGCTCAGAAAAAAGCTAATAGACGTGAAGCTATTGAAGGTCTTAAACGAGCAGCAGGCCCAACAGGTAATAAATCAACAGAATCAACAGTCATAGACTTTAAGGACTTATAAAAATGGATGTAAGATTACCTGATGGCACTGTCATTAACAATGTTCCTGAAGGAACTACTAAGGCTGAATTAACCGCTAAACTTACTGCTAAAGGTTATAACTTACCTGCAGATAATGCATCTGCTCAACCACAAGTAGAGCAACCTAAATCTTATTCTACTATGGGTGCTTTAGGCACAGGAGCATTAAATCTTATACCTAGCACAGGTAGATTATTAAAAGGTGCTGCTCAAGCTGTAATACATCCAGTAAATACTATGGAAAGTTTAATACAAGCTACTTCCGGTGGTTTATCAAAAGTATTGCCTGAATCTGTTATGCAATATGCTGTTCCTGAAAAAAGACAAAAAGCAGAACAATTAGCTAACGCATTAGGTGAAGATTATTCTAAAAAATACGGCTCTTATGAAGGCTTTAAACGTTCTTTTGCAGAAGATCCAGCATCTATATTAGCTGACGTATCTACAGTATTAACAGGTGGCGGTGCTGCATTAAAAGCAGGTAATCTTACTAAAGCAGCAGATGTAGTTAATCAAGCAGCTAAAGTAACTAATCCATTATATGTTGGTGGAAAAGCAGTTCAAGGTATAGCATCTATTCCTAGCAATCTTACTAAAGGTACATTAGGAGTAACTACTGGAGTTGGTAGAACGCCTATAGAAGAAGCTATTAAAGCTGGTGAAGCTAACGTATTAAAAGGCACAACAACATTTGCTGAAAATTTACGCAATCCACAAAGCACAGATGCTTTAGACATTGCTAAACAAGCTGTAAATAATTTAAAACAAAACAAAAGTCAGCAATATCGTAGTGGAATGGTAGACCTTTCTCAAGATAAAACTGTTTTAGATTTAGCTCCAATAGATGAAGCCATTTCTAATGCTAAAAAAGATTTTGCTGAATATAAAGGCGTTACTCATAATGCTGAAATTGCAAAAGTTCTTGATGGAGTTAAAGCAAAAGTTAGTAATTGGAAAAATTTAGATCCTGCTGAATTTCATACGCCAGAAGGATTAGATAAACTTAAACAAAGTATTGGTCAAGACTTACAAAAAATTCCTTTTAATGAAACAGATGCTAGAAAAGCTGTAGGTCAAATATATAATGCTACCAAAGATACTATAAATACTCAAGCTCCTGCTTATGCAACTATAATGAAAGATTATAGTCAAGCCAGTGATCTTATAAATGAAATTGAATCTGGATTATCTTTAAAATCTAGGGCTGGAAAAATTAATGCTGATACTGCAATGCGTAAATTGCAATCAGTGATGCGTAACAATGTTAATACTAATTATGGTCAAAGAGCTAGATTAGCAGAAGAACTTGTAAAAGCAGGTGGAACAGAATTAATGCCAGCATTAGCAGGTCAATCTATGAGTGCTATATTACCTAGAGGATTAGGTGGTCAATTAGAAACTTATGGTGGTGGAGCTGCCGCATTGATGAATCCTTCAGTATTACTTGGCGCACCATTAGCATCACCAAGAGCTATGGGTGAAGTATTATACAAATATGGTCAAGCTAAAGGTTTAGGTAAAAAAGCATTAAATCAAGTGCCTTTATCAGTAGATCAAGCCAATAAAATTGGCACACTTTTATATCAAATGAATCAGAACAAGGAGTAACACATGGCAAGAAATGGCGCAGGAACGTATACCCTACCAGCCGGTAACCCAGTCACCACAGGAACAACCATATCATCTACATGGGCTAATAATACCCTAAACGATATTGCATCATCTTTAACAGCATCCCTTGCTTATGATGGTCAAACAGCTCCTGTAGCTAACTTACCTATGGCTACTTATGCTCATACTGGTGTAGGTAATGCCACAGTTCGTACCATGTATGCTTCGGCAGGACAAGTGCAAGATAATACATTTTCTTATCTTACTAGCGTATCTGGCACAGACACAATTACTGCTTTAGCTTCTGTATCTATGA